CCAGTTCCTTGAGTAAGGTCAACCATGTAATTTCCAACAGTGTCTGTTGATAGGTTGACAGCATCATTTATCCACGCTGTCCCGTTCCAGCGAAGGAAGTCGCCGTCCGTGGCCGATGTAATAGTTACGTCTGCAAGATCGTTCAAATTAGCTGCCGATACATCTCCAACAAAATATGTAAGAGAATTCCAAGCAGTTGATCCAGTTCCAATTTTTAACTTTTTAGTATCAGTTTCAAAACCACATTCGCCAACAGCAAGGGTTGGGTTGACTGATGTCCAAGATGCTGCTAAGCCTCTTTTGAATTGAATAGTTGCTGCCATTAGATTTCCCCGCCATCGTATAGGATTACTATAGTATTAGTAACTTCAGCTTCTAATAAAACATCAATTGGAGTTCCCGCATTTATATTTCCACCAGCACTTATTCCTGCACTTTGGTCTAAAGAAAATTCTTTTATTGAGTTAGATCCATTTTTATAAAATAATTTTTCATCTGTATAGTTTATTGCTAACTCACCATGCTCTAGTGATACTGGGCTACTGGAAGATGTTCCAGAGTGTTTTAATTTAATAACATTAGCCATTGAATAACTCTTTATTTAAACGCAGGAGGGAAGTAAGGAGGGAAATATGGCGGAAAGAATGGCGGGAAGAATGGCGGGAAATATGGCGGAAAGAATGGCGGGAAGAAAGGAGGGAAGAAAGGAGGGAAGAATGGGGGGAAGTAAGGAGGGAAGTAAGGAGGAAAATATGGCGGAAAGAATGGCGGAAAGAATGGCGGGAAGAAAGGAGGGAAGTAAGGAGGGAAGTAAGGAGGAAAATAAGGAGAATACTTAGTGTAAGCTACATCTTCTTTTCTAGGGTAGACAGTATTGGCTGCAGGTGATGATGACAATATCTCATCTAATCTAGTTAGATTGCCACCACCGGCGTCATTTAATGGCGTGTTAGTTACAGTTCCGTTTGTCGAATTCAGCAGCTGTTAATTTAGGATCAGCAACTGCTGGCTTATCTCCAACTATATTAGGTACATTATTTTTTCTAGGTCCTGATGTATTTCCGCCACTGATAGCCATATTATGCCTGCAAATCTCCTAATAAAACCCACGAATTGGTATCTAACTTTATAAGTGTAGCAGATGACCATTGGGAACGCAACTTAAGTCCTGGGGTAGCATTTACGGTAACTCCACCAGCACCTACAATAGTAACTTGACCAGCTCCCTTTTGAAGTAAGTCAATCCTATCTCCAATGGCAAACGCAACAGAAGACTCTAGGGGAACGGTTAGGGTAATTGCTCCAGCATTTGAGAGAGTTACTAGCTTAGCTAAGTCGGCAAGTGCTAAAGTATAGGTCGTGCCTGTCTGAGCATTTAGGGTTGATCTAAAGCTAGATTTAGCAACTCCGTCTTTTAGATCTGTGTAATCTACGCTATTATTTAAATTTAATTTAGAATAAGCAATAGCTGCCGATGAGTTAACATCTGCATTTAATATAGTGTCATTGGCTAACATTGTACTTGTTACGGTTCCGGTGTCGGAAGTGGTTACTACTAAACTAGTTATTGCAATAGTTGGAGTAGCACCTTCTCCAGAGTTATTTGTGACCGCAATGCCGGTTCCGGCAACTAAGTTTTTAACATAATTACCTGAAGTATTTGTTCCAAGATCTATATAGCTATTTACCCATTGAGACCCATTATATTGTAAATAATTATTAGGAGTAGCGCTAGTTATAACTACATTATCAATATCATTAATATCAGCTACTGAAGCAATAAATGCTTGCGGAATCCATTGAGAAGTAGCTTCGTCCCAAGATAAAATATCATTATCATCTGGATTAACATAATTAACGTCAGTCAAACCAGACAAAGAAGTTGTTGGGCTGCCTATAACAGAACTATAAATATAAACCTTTACAGAGTCTAAAGCTGGCGGAGTGTCAAAAGAGAATGTAACAATATTTGTAGTAGTTACTTCCCATGTAGCAGCTATTACTTGATATGGGCTTGCTGCTTGCCTAGCTTGGATAAATACGTCTCTTGTACCCAAGCTATGTACAACCGGAATAGTGTCATCAACGCCATTGCCTATAATCCCAGTATATGTAGTTCCTTCTAGGTCAGGGAAAGACGAACCAGCTAAAGCAGCATATACTGCAACTCTTACGGACGACGCACCTGGTGCACTATCAAAATATAAAATAATACTATTATCAGTAGTTGCTTCCCAATATGTAGAGAATGATGAATATGGCGAATTTGCTTCTGTGGTAGATACGAATACATCTCTTGTAGCTAAGTTGTGAGTAATTGTAAATGTAGTTTGAGTTCCATCTCCAATAGTGGAGAAATAGGCACTTCCTTCAACGCTTGGGATTGGAGCACTGCCTGCTGTCCATGTTCCGTTTTCTTGATATACCAAAACTTGATTTGGAGTTGCTGATCCAATTACTACGTCAGTTAAATCATCAAGAGAAGCTACAGTTGATGCAACTCCTGGAATATATTTATTTAAAGCTGAGCTGTACTTAAGTACATTTGTATCGGATGGGCCACTAGCATCTATTTGTACTCCACTAACAGTTAAGAATGGTGCAGTAACCATGCCGGTAAAAGTTGGTGTTGCACTATTGGCCTTTAAGTTTAATGCCGTTTGTTGTGCCGTTGAAACTGGCTTATCCGCATCGCTTGTATTGTCTACGCTGCCAAGACCAACCATTGATTTAGTAACACCACCCACAGTTCCAGTAAAAGTAGGATCTGCTATGTTTGCTTTAAGATTGAGTGCTGTTTGCTGAGCAGTAGAGACAGGCTTTGCCGTATCAGCTGTGTCATCAACAGAACCAAGTCCAACCATAGATTTAGAGATGCCAGATACTGTTCCAGTAAATGTTGGATCTGCAGTTGGTGCTTTTGTATTAATTTGAGTTTGTATAGCAGAGGTGACGCCATCTAGGTATCCAATTTCTGTATCCGTAATATTGGCAACACGCGTCTGGACTATTGACGTATCAATTGCAATGCCAGGGGTAGCACCTTCTCCAGAGTTATTGGTGATAGTAAGACCGTTGCCTTGGACTAGATTCTTAACATAGTCTCCAACTGTATCGGAACTTAAATCAACAGCATCGTTGACCCATTGGGAACCTGACCATCTTAAAAAATCACCATTGGCCGTACTAGTTATGGTTACGTCTGAAAGGGCATTTATGCTATGGTTAGATATGTCAGATACTGTCCCCGTCACGTTTCCTGTTATATTACCAGTGACATTGCCGACAACGTTTCCAGTAACATTACCTGTTAAATTACCTGTTACATCTCCGGTTAAAGGAGCTACAACTCTAGCAAATGTTGGCGTAGCAGAAGTAGCTACGCTTTGGCCAATGGAAATTGTTGGGGTAGCTCCTTCTCCAGAGATCTGAGAAATTGAAACACCAGTGCCTGCAGTAAGGTTCGTTACATAATCACCAGTAGTATGTAATCCGAGTGTTACTGAATCTGCTACAATAGAATTTAAATCTAAATAAGTAGTTCCATCATTTGTGAACTGCCATTTATCTAATGCTTCATTCCATCTTATCTGAACGTTTGTAGAAGTCCCACGTTCAACTTCAATGCCAGCGTTAAGAATTGGGGAGCCTGTAACATTGGAGTTTAATACTAAAATATTATCTTCAATAAGAACTTCAGCTACATTTAAGCTTACGGTGTTTCCAGCAATAACTAGATCTCCACCAACTGTAAGATTGGAACCAATAGTTACATCATCTTCAGTGCTAATCTGTGTTTCGTTATTTTGCAGCCAAGACCAGGCAGTAGAAATTAAATTATTATCTTCATCTTTGTAATAAACTATCCCATTAATTGGATCTAGTGCTATTTGACCCTGAACAATATTAGGGGGATTAGGTAAAGCCATAAAAATTTTCTTTCATTTAATTAAAAACAATTAATAAATAATATTAAAAAGTTCCACCATTAAGCGTATAGTTGCCAGCAGCTACGTCAGCTAATACTGAGCTATAGGCCTGTACATTGGTCCCAATTGCTAATCCAAGGGCTGTACGGGCGTCTGAGGCACTTGTGGAGCCAGTTCCACCGTTAGCTATGGCTATTGCTGTACCATTCCATACACCAGTTGCTATTGTGCCAACCGAGGTAAGGCTTGATGCGGTTACTCCTGAACCAAGAGTAGAGCCAGAGAGTACAGAAGTTCCTGCAATCAGGAATGACTTTCCGGTTAGAAGGTTCATGTTTTCTGATGAAGTCCATGCGTCAGTTGCATCAATCCAGTTAAAGGTCTTATCTGTTGCGCCCTTGAGCGTAAGACCGCCACCGTCAGCACCTGCGTCTGTCGGAGTTGCCACTGAACCAAGCTCGATGTTCTTATCATCAACCGTTATTGTAGTTGAGTTAATTGTAGTCGTTGTACCATTAACCGTTAGGTCACCTGAAAGGGTAAGAGATGTACCAGATACCGCACCAGTAAATGTTGCACCCGAAAGTGCTGCAACGTCTGCGACCAAAGCAACTGTACCAGTTGCATCTGGAAGTGTAATTGTGCGGTCTGCTGTTGGGTCCGTAACAGCAAGGGTTGTTTCATGATCATTAGCAGTTGCACCTTCAAATACCATACTTCCACCATTAAGTGTAAGCCCTGCAAATGTTACACTTGCAGAGGTTGCTACATCTTGACCAATAGATAGTGAGTGAGTTGTCCCCTCACCTGTTGTTGCTGCAGAAGAAGTAACACCAGTTCCACCAGTTATTGTTGCTACATAGTTTCCTGAAGTGTTAGTTCCAAGCGCAATTTCTATTGTTGTTGAACCAGCTGCGGTCAAACGACCCTGAGCGTCAACCGTGAAGGTTCCAACCGATGAGGCAGAACCAAATGAACCTGCTGATACTGCGGTGTTATCAAGGTCTAAAGTAAGTGTGTCGGTTGCAGAAGCTGTTGATGTTAAGCCAGTACCACCAATTATTCTAAAAGTGTCTCCACCAGAAATTGTTAAATCTGCACCACTATCTGCATCTACTGTAAATGAAGTAGATATAGAAGCTGTTCCAGCTGCTGTTAAACGACCCTGTGCGTCAACTGTAAAGGTTGGGATTGCGCTAGCTGAACCATAAGATCCAGCTGTTACCGCTGTATTATCAAGATTAACGGTAACAGTATCTGTTGCTGAAACTACTGAGCTTAAACCTGTGCCACCAGAAACTGTAAGTGTATTGCCATTTGCAATTGCTTCACTCGTTCCAGTATCACCAGCAAAAATTAGCCCAGTAAATGAACCACTTGCAGTAACTGCTGCGTCTACGTATGCAGTAGTAGCAAGTGATGTTGAGTTGTTATTTGGAGACTTAGTTGTTGCAGTTGCCGAAGAACCAAGAGCTATAGTGCCAGAAAATGTTTTATTACCAGTAATTGTTTGAGTGCCAGTAAGTCCAACTACCGCTCCTTGGCCTGCGATAGCTTCCATTGTTGTAGCAGTACCACCTGCTCCACCTGTGCCCTTACCATAGTAGAGAATATCGTCAACTTCATTATAGGCAATTTCTGCATTTTCGAGTGATGCTGGAGCACCGGCGTTGCCTGACGCCCTTCTTTTAATTCTAATTGTATTAGCCATTTTAGTAGTTTCCCCCATCGGTTAAATTATTTTCGGCGTAATTAATCCATTTTGTGCCGTTGTACCTAAGTACGTTGCCAGAAGCAACAGAAGTAATAGTAACGTCACTTAAGCCATTTAGAGCTTCAGATGCTTGTATTCTATCCTTAAGTGTTAAGTGAGAACCTGCTGGATTAATTCCAAGGACAGTTTGGACAGCCTCCATGGCATCATTAATGTTTGCATGCTGCTGGGCGTGAGGTACTGCGCCAGAATTTAAGGTATCTGTTGCAGTTGGATTGATTAAAACATCTAAAGAGTTAGGGTAATTTGTAGCCATTTTATGCTCCTATAATGATAATATTTTTGTAGAATTATTTTCCCAGACTATAGTTAAACTAGAGCTTATGGGTGAACCAGTAAATGGTAAGTTAAATCCAGTATCTATATAAAATAGTAGTCTGGAAGTAGCAGTATTCCCAGTAGATTGAAATAAAATTATTGCTTCAAATGTTGTGTTAGCTTCTAGGTAAATTGATATATCATCGGCATCGACAACCCCAAGAGTATTAGTTACCCCACTGATTGCACCGCTGGTAGCAGCAATTGCGTTATTGGCTACAGAAGAGAGGAACTCGTGAGATGACTCTGATGCAGTATAGTTTGCTGTTTTTACGAATAATAATTTAAATTGATTAGAAGAAAAATTTATCTGTCCATTTAATATTGCTTCTTTTGCTTTTTTGTAAACAAAATTAGACATATTAAATACCTATATCTTTAGATATTATAATTCTATACTTGTAGCCAGTTTCATAATACTCTTTGTCATTTGGATAGAATACAGGTGTGGCATCGGGGGAAGGCATGTCTAAGTAAACTTCTGGCTCCCACGAATGAATTGAAACATTAGCTGAAACTGTTTCCCACCTAGATGGTATTCTTTGAATTTTTTTTCTTTGTACTTTAAAGTAATCATTATTAAGAAAGTTAGAAGCTGGGCGAGCGTTAAAGGTAATTGTGACTCTGCCGTTGTTATGGGAGTTGTCTATATAAAATGAACCATTTTCTGGATCTATTGATTTTATAAAAAAATTGGGATTCTTAGCAATAATTTGAACTGTAGAAAAAGCATCTGTTCTTAAAGACTTATCTTCAATTAAAATTTCTTCATAATCAGGTTCTTGGAATGAAGTTATATTAGCTATTACCGTAGATGGAGTAGCATCGTCATTCTTGGTAAAAACTATACTTTCTGATGGTATCTTTTCGTTTACGGCATCGAAGAGATTGGTTACTTTTATCTTATATTCTTTATTGGCAGTTAACTGCTGGTCCCAAAATAATCTTAATGTTCTAGAGATCTGATTATAATCAGTAATTGTATTGATAGGCGCAAATGGACTATTTACAACAATTGGAGTTGCGTCAGTGCTTTCTACCGTAAAGTTTGGATTAATTAGAGTACTGATTTTAACAGTTCTACCAAACTTAATTATTACTACGTCAGCGTCTACACTAGCGTGCTCTATTAAATATAGTGCCACATTATCTCCTTATTCCTCTGTACATTTAGTAACCTTGTTTGGAAAAAGAATAAGGGACGGTAGTTACCTACCGTCCCAAATCCCTTAGGTTTAGTCACCAAAGTGACCGCAACTATAATTGTCCTAAGATTAGGCTGTTTCGTTAGTAACGAGAACCTCGTAGTTACGGCTGAGGTTAACGTTCTTAGCAACAGTGATACCCTCACCATCGCCAAGCATTACGATGTCGTAGCGCTCTTTCATCTTCAATTGACGGATGTCACGTGAAGGATCATCGAACTGATCGGTGGACATATCGTCCTTAACCAACAATGAACCAACTTCGTTTCTATCAATCAAGAAGAGGTCAGACTTAGCTGCCGTAGCACCGCTCTTAGCTGTGAAGCTTACGAATGGTGATACAAGGACATTAAGGCCCATAGGTGCAGTTGAGTTAAGTGCTCCATCTGCATTTGTAGGACGGTAGCCCCAACTTGTATTGACCGAAGATGCTGCTCCACCGTAGTGGAAGATTGCATCTTTGAGGAATACTGACCACATCAATGGGTGAAGGATAAAGTCGGTTGGAACATGCTTTTCTGCCATGAGAACTGCTGCCATGTCGACGATATCGTCCCACGTGATGGTGTCATTGAAGGCACCGGTAATGTCACGACCAGTTGTGTCATCGTATGAACCACTGTCATTGTCGAAGACAATAGTTGCGGCGTCTTTGAAACGACTTAGTGCGATCTGCTCTTTCAAGCGAGCCATTGCACGACCTGCTGCGCGGACGTGAAGACCAACGATGTCCCAAAGGGAGTCAGCGATGACTTCCTCTGTAAAGGAGAGCTTAACGCCCTTCTTCGACACTTTGCCTTCAATCTGCTTCGCAAATGCGAGTGACTGCTCTGGGTACTCTTGTCCTTCAGGGATCTCTGCTGCTTGGATTGCATTAACTGCTGGGAATTCTAATGAACGGCCCTTTCCAAGGCGAACAGTAGAAAGTAAGGGTGTGATCAACAATTGTGGCTCTGCAGCCTCTCTTAGAGTGCGAGAGATAACTTTAGGGAAAAGTGCTGCTGCATCTGGTGATGCAAAAGCTTCCTTGACAGTAACTCTGTTGTCTTCGTCGATGTACCCATCCTCTGATAATGCGGTTTCCCAAGCTGGGAGACCTGAAAGGAGTTCTTGGATTGTTTTACTCATCTTAGGGTTTTCCTTCTTTTCTTTTTATAAGGTTAGGTTGACGCGGAATGCGCCAATGACATTGTTTACATCCAGGTTTGAACGGATGCCCAACTTGCCGTTGAATGGACCACTTTGCGTGATTTCAAAAACGGTTTTGAGAGCGCCCGGATCTGAAGGCAACTGCATGTAGGAGAGGAGGCCGTCATCAAAATTGGTGGCGAACTTCTCTACTTCAATTACCTTACCAACTTGCAACCATGGGTATGATCCACAGTCAGCAGCTGATAATGCTCTTGGGCGACCCATAAAGTCTGGAGCGATTAATGAACCGACTGTTACGTCGTTGTTAATGCCATTGACCATTGGGTACTCTACGTATCCATGAGTGATGAAACCAGCACCCTGTGAAGTGCCCTTGTCAAAAGGACGGTAGAGATCGTATTGTGCAACGCCGACTGGAACGCTTCTTACTGCTACTTCAATGCTGTCAGTAGCGCCTGAGCTGTACGCAGGGGTTGCACCTGTAAGTGGAGACCATGAGTCTGGCATGTTGTCGCCCCAGGTTACTGCAGAGCCAGAACCATTAGCTGGAACTACTCTTGCGTCACCATTGGCGTCAGCAATAACTGAAATGATTGTACCCTTAGGGATTACAATTTCAAAACGATCATCTTCACTGTCTGAATAAAAGGTCGGAAGACCTGGGTGTGTTAGGAGGTAAGCTGCTGGAGCGATACCCTCTGAGACTACTAAACGGCCTGTGCCGGTCTTAGTCCCTACTTTACGAAATTTTGCTAAACTCATTTAAATTTCTCCTTAGATTATGATTAAAGTTTACGGCGGCCCATTAAGGCATCTACAAATAACTGCTCTGGAGTATTTGTCACTTTTTCTTCGACTACTTCTTCTTCTCCGTTAATGGTGGTGACGTTTTCTTCACCCTCAATAACTTCGATTTCTGAATTCATCTCTAACATCATTCCAGCTATTTTCTTGGTAGCTGGCATTTTTGCCAGATCTCTCAGAGAGTCAGCAAGAGATGAAGCCGAACGACTAACATGTTCCTGAATAAGAGACTCTCTAATTTCTTGTGATTCAACTCCAGCTGCAATCTTTGCGTCTACAACTCTTTCAACAAGAGTTCTATGTAATGCATTTTTGAGCTTCTGGTTTTCTTCTTCAAGAGATTGAAGCTTGCTAGTCTCTTTT